TGTGGCTTGTGGCTTGAGGCTTGAGGCTTGAGGCTTGAGGCTTGAGGCTTGAGGCTCGGCGCTGCGCGCCTCGCGTACATACAACCTGTGGTTGCACTGTCTTAACTGTATGCTCCATACGTACTACAAGAGACTTAATACAAGTCATAGGACAGATTACAATCCACAAGTTTGACCAAGTTTAATCGCAGATGCTTTACGTGAACTTATCGTGATCATAATGGCATGACTATAAATTAAACTTGACCCCAGGTCCCTGGACCTAGTTATTGCCGAAGCGATAACATATTGGGCAGAGACCATGGTCAAGCGCAGTAATACCAATTGCGCTTGCGCTTGACCCCAGAACCATTGTCAGCAAAAGCTGAGCGGGATAATCCCGTCCAATGGTTCACGGCTCAAGATTAGTTTAGAACTATTCTAAACTAATTAGCCATTTTTCTTTGTGCGAAATCTTCCCAATAATCTTTTTCGTTTTGGTCAGCACACTCAAAGCAGAAACCTTTATCGGACTGGCTCCACTCATCGGGCTTCGGGATTTCTCCGCAATCTTTACAAGTAATGTTTATTTCTTCTTTCATACTTAGTAATGTATATTATCTGGGATAATATGTCAAGCATTAATATTAATTAATTAATTTAAATAAGACTTGACAACATATTTAAGATGTGATATAATCCCAGGTATAAACAATAGAAAGGATAATATGAGATATGAAAAACCATATAAATGTACTAGCTGGGCAATAGTTGCCACAATAGAACGCAAAGACGGCACTTGGTATACTGATACTATTACAGAAATAGATGATGATACAGCTTCGTGTGTAGATACATTTTTAAATATATACATAGATAAAAAAAATGAAGATGAAAACAAATAGAAAGGATAATATGTATCTAATAATAAAACAAACTGACTTTAATAACCTCGATCCGATGTACACAGTAGAGGACCAGACTACAAGTCTGGCAAGTGCTGAGAAGAAAGGCAAGGGATATGAGTTAATTAATGAAGATAAAAAAGTACAATTTCACTGTGTGGAATTAAAAGATTAACACTTGACAACATACCTAGGATGTGATATAATCCCAGGTATAAACAATAGAAAGGATACAACATGTACAATACATTACTATACATAGGCATCGCATTCTTACTGAGTGGCTTTGGTCTATTCATCGTTGCAATAATAATGGAACGACATTACGAAGTTAAGTTATGGAAACTAAAGAACAGGGATTATATAGATAAGTACAACGAACAAACCAAATGGTAAGTAAATAAAATACAACCACAGGTTGTACGCAAAGAAAGATGTTGTAAAGAAGCAACAGTGACATATATGTCACGCGCCCCTGCGGGGCGCAGGCTGTGTATTATTAATACAACTATAGGTTGTACGCCCCCTTCGGGGGGTCCCAGCGGACCTGGCGCCAAGTTTAGTGGAACACCCCCCACCACCCTTTTTTGTATAGGGGTCCCAGTATATTTACATATACAGTTTGATTTAGACATACACATGCTATAAAATACTAATAAGGAACAAAACAGAGCTTAAAAAATTCTGCAAAAAAATTATATGGATAATAATATAGATCTTAATAAACTTCCGCCTGATATCAAAAAAGAGTTTATGAAGTATGCTCTGAAGCTATCAGAGAAAAAAACCAAATCCAAAGTACATGACGATTTCTTAACTTTCGCTAAACATGTATGGCCTGAATTTATAGAAGGCAAACATCACAAAATTATTGCGGAAAAATTTAACCGTTTGGCAAAGGGTGAAATTAAAAGATTAATTATTAATATGCCACCTAGGCATACTAAATCTGAATTTGCTTCTAACTTACTTCCTGCATGGATGATAGGTCGTAAACCTAATTTAAAAATTATCCAAACAACCCACACCACAGAACTTGCAGTAAGGTTTGGTAGAAAAGCTAAAACATTAATTGATAGTCCAGAATATCAACAAGTATTCAAAACTAGATTAAGAGAAGATTCGCAAGCCGCGGGCAAATGGGAGACTGAACAAGGTGGGGAATATTATGCAGCGGGTGTTGGATCTGCCATCACGGGCCGTGGAGCGGATTTACTTATTATTGATGATCCACACTCGGAGCAAGACGCGTTAAACGCGGTTGCACTAGAGCGAGCTTACGAATGGTACACCTCTGGTCCAAGACAACGTCTACAACCTGGTGGAGCTATTGTTGTGGTAATGACGAGATGGAGTATGAAAGATTTAACTGGAGCGTTAATTAAAGCACAAAAAGAATTAAAATCAGATCAGTGGGAGATCATTGAGTTTCCAGCTATTATGCCATCAGGTAAACCTGTATGGCCAGGGTATTGGAAGTTAGAAGAGTTAGAATCTGTACAAGCTTCTTTATCCATCGGTAAGTGGAACGCGCAGTGGATGCAGAACCCAACATCAGAAGCTGGCTCACTAATTAAAAGAGACTGGTGGAAAGTTTGGGATAAGAATTATATACCGCCATTACAACATGTCATACAATCTTATGACACTGCATTCTTAAAAAAAGAAACTGCAGATTATTCTGCTATTACAACGTGGGGTGTTTTTTACCCTGATGTAGATAGTCCCGCTAATATAATTTTACTTGATGCAGTCAAAGAAAGATTAGAGTTTCCAGAACTTCGTAAGAAAGCTATGGAGCAGTATAGATATTGGAATCCTGAGACAGTTATAATAGAAGGTAAAGCATCTGGAATGCCTTTAACTTATGAGTTGCGAAAGATGGGTATACCTGTTATAAATTTCACTCCTAGTAAAGGTAATGATAAACACGCTAGGGTTAACGCCGTATCACCTATTTTCGAATCGGGGATGGTCTGGGCGCCCGATGAAAAATTCGCTGAAGAAGTAATTGAAGAATGTGCTGCATTTCCATATGGAGATAATGACGATTTAGTTGATAGCACAACACAAGCGATAATGAGATTTAGACAGGGTGGTTTTATAGGACATCCTGAAGATGAAAAAGAGGAAAAAACACCTCCAACTGAACGAGAGTATTACTAATGGCTGATAACAGTTACGCACAATTAATAGATGATTTTGAAAAAGGACTTCTAGTTATAAAAGGAGAAAGTCTAACAGACTATATTAAAAGAATGGGTGGAGTAGATTATGACGCTAAAGCTAATGGTGGATTAATGTATTTAAAAAAAGGAGGCAAGGTAGTTGATATCATGCCTAAGAGTATGTCTTGGAAAGGTAAAGCAAAAGATTATCCAGGCATCCATGAAGTTATTAAACAAAATAGAAAAAAGAAAACAGGACCAGGTGTTCAGAAAAAAGCTGACGGTGGTTTAATGTCTCCTGAAGAATATTTTAAAGGAAAAGAAAAGTATATGAAAGAAGAACAAATTGAAAATATGCGTAGAGAGTATAATGAATATCTTTATAAACAAAAACATGGACCAAGAGATGAAGCAGCTAACGGCGGTATCATGGGTTATGCTAGTGGCGGGGGAATTCAAAATTTATCTGATGTTTATAATAATAGCTCTGTGCTACAAGATAAATATGCAACTCAACAAGATTATTTAGATTTATTTGATCAAAACACAACAACAACTACAACCCCTACAACTTCTACAACAACAATAACAGATCTTATAGAACAAGCACCTGCAGCTATACTTCCTCCAAGAGTGAATCCACTTATAATTCCTCAAGGTGGCGACAGTGGTAGTGGTGGTGGAATAACAAATATTGGACGTACTAATATGAATCAACCAAATGCTATGGGTGGAAAAACTCCAGGTTTTAAAGCTGGTGTTCAAAGAGCATTTAATGATATTAAAACTGCAGCAGGTGGATTATATGATATAGCAAAATATGTTAATCCATTAGATCCTACTAAATTTGATATAAGAAATTTATTTAAAATGGGTAAAGAAGTTTTTAGTAATAGAAGCGATAGAATAGTAGCAGAGCAAAAAGCAATAGCTGAAGCTCATCAAGAAGAAATGGCAAGAAGAGAAGAAGATAGAATAAGAAGTCAATCACCAACAGGAAGTATGAATTATGGTCCTTCAGGATATGAAGGAATGAGTGATGCAGCAAGTCAACAAGAAATGGATCAAGGCGGTAGAGGCAGCCGAGGGTAATGGCAGATCTATTATTTACAGACATGCTAACTAATTTAAACATTGGTTATGATAAAGGTGGTCGTGTACTTATTCAAAATCAAGAATTTAATTTAAAGAAACAAGCTATTACATTAGCTAAATTTAATAGAGCAAAACAATTATTATCAGAAGGTAAAACCAAAGCCGAGACTATGAGAATTATAACTCAAGAATTTAAGTTAATGAGAAGTCCTTATGCGGGAACAACAAAATGGTTAAGAGCAGCAGCAGATGCAGTACAAAAAGAAGGCATTGAAATTAACTCTGGAGTTCCTGAAAAAATAGGCGAAGGATCTGATGTAAGAGGAACTAAAAAAAGAAGAGCTTTAGATAGAAAAAGATCAAATGTAAAACTACAACAAGCAATTTCAGGAAAAAAAACAGGTCTACATCTTAGTCATGCAGGTTTTAAAAATAGTTTAGTAGGTGGTCATAATTTAATGTATGTCAATGGTAGGATGAACAGCAAAATGAGAATACCGTTTGAAGATAAGTTATTTGCAAGTATGACAAAATTTAGTAAAGTGTATAATAATCCAAAAGCTCCAGATAAGGTTAAAAGATTGGCAGCTGTAGAGTATGCTAAAAAAGATAGAGCTTTACGAAAAAAATTTCCTGAATACGCAAAATTTAAAACAAGACTTTCTTTTAAAAATAGTGCTTTTAGTCCAGGTTTTATTGTTAAGGAAAAATTAATAGATCCAAGTATGGCTATATCAAATGAGCCAGGAATGTTATTAAAAGGAGAAAGCCCAAAATCTCCTAAAGGTAAAGAAATAATTAAAAAAGCACAGGAAGCTCTTAAAAAAAGTTTAAAAGTAACTGGCAAAGTAATAAAACCACTTGGAGTAGTAACAGGAGCTATGGCAGTAAACACAGCTTTAAAAGCTGGAGAAAAAAATCCATTTGATTTAGTTGGATCTTATGTAACAGGTGATGCTGAAACAGCTACTACTAATAGAAGAATAAGACAAGAACCAGAATTTAGAAAAAAATATATGTCCGAATTACCTCAAATACAACCGGAAGGTTTTGAGCTTATGGAGGAAGAAGACTTTACATCTTACTTTAATGGCGGTATAGTTGCCGTTAAAGGTGTAAAATAATTAACAGGAAAGAGATATGGCAGAAATAGACGATTCATTACCTAATGTAACTACTGAAGATATGGATATTGAGTTAAAGGAAACTGAAGTACCAGTTCCTGGAACCGAAGAAGTTATTACAACAGACGAAACAGAAGTTGTAATGAATGAAGAAGGTGGAGCGGAAGTTTCATTTGATCCTGCTGCTGAACCTGCAGAAGATCAAGGACATTTTTCTAACCTAGCAGAAGTTATGGATGATTCTGTTTTAAATGAAATCGGAACTTCTTTATTTGATAATTACACAGAGTACAAAGAATCAAGAGCAGATTGGGCAGACAGCTATAGAGACGGTTTAAATTTATTAGGTTTTAAATATACAAGAAGAACACAACCATTTAGAGGTGCATCAAATGTTACTCACCCTGTACTTGCTGAAGCGGTTACACAATTTCAAGCGCAAGCTTACAAAGAATTATTACCAGCAGATGGTCCTGTACGTGCACAAATTATGGGTGCTCTTACACCAGAGAAACAAGATCAAGCACACAGAGTAAAAGATTTTATGAACTATCAGCTGATGGATCAAATGAAAGAATATGAACCTGAGTTTGACCAAATGCTTTTCTATTTACCCCTGACCGGTTCTACTTTTAAGAAAGTTTATTATGACGAACTTTTAGGTAGAGCCGTTTCTAAATTTATTCAAGCTGAAGACTTAATTGTTCCTTACACTGCAAATAGTTTAAATGATGCTGATGCAATTGTACATGTAATCAGAATGTCAAAAAATGATTTAAGAAAACAACAAGTTGGAGGTTTTTACAAAGATATAGAATTAGGAGATCCACCAATTGACGAAAATCAAGTTAAAACTAAACAATTAGAATTAGAAGGTGTTACAGCAAACGATCAACAAAGAGAAAGTATGTACACAATCCTGGAAGTACATACTAATTTAGATTTAGAAGATTATCCAGATGTGGATGAAGATAATGAACCTACTGGAATTAAATTACCTTATATTATTACTGTTGATGAAGCCTCTCAAAAAGTTTTATCAATTAGAAGAAACTATGAAGCAGAAGATCCATTAAAGAAAAAGAAAAATTACTTTGTACAATTTAAATTTTTACCTGGAACTGGTTTTTATGGTTTTGGTTTAATTCATATGATTGGTGGTTTATCTAGAACTGCAACAGTTGCATTAAGACAATTATTAGATGCAGGTACACTAGCTAACTTACCGTCTGGTTTTAAAACTAGAGGAATAAGAATTAGAGATGACGCACAACCATTACAACCTGGAGAATTTAGAGATGTAGATGCTCCTGGCGGAAACATTAAAGATCAGTTTATGCAATTACCATTTAAAGGACCTGATCAAACTTTATTACAATTAATGGGTATAGTTGTTCAAGCGGGTCAGCGATTCGCGAGCATTGCAGATAATCAAGTAGGTGATATGAACCAACAAGCAGCGGTAGGAACTACTGTAGCGTTATTGGAAAGAGGATCTAGAGTAATGTCAGCGATTCACAAAAGATTATACGTAGGACTTAAAGAAGAATTTAAATTATTAGCGAATGTCTTTAAATCTTATTTACCACCAGAGTATCCTTATGATGTTCCTGGTGCAGCAAGAAATGTTAAGATGACAGACTTCGATGATAGAATAGATATTTTACCAGTAGCTGATCCAAACATATTTTCTCAAACTCAAAGAATATCAATGGCTCAAACACAATTACAATTAGCTCAATCTAATCCGCAAGTTCATGATTTATATCAAGCTTACAGATCTATGTATGAAGCTATTGGTGTTAAAAATATAAATGCTATCTTACCACCACCACAACAACCAACTCCTTTAGATCCTAGTCTAGAAGAAATTGCAGCATTAGGTGCTAAACCTTTTCAAGCGTTTCCGGGCCAAGATCACAAAGCTCACATTGATTCACACTTAAATTTTATGAAATCTAATATGGTTCAAAATTCACCAATGGTTATGGGTGCATTACAGAAAAATATATTAGAAAGAATTAGTTTAATGGCTCAAGAACAAATTCAATTAGAGTTTGTAGAAGAATTACAACAAGCTCAACAGATGCAACAGATGTTACAACAACAACCACAAAACCCACAATTAATTCAACAGGTTACTCAACTAACAAATACCATTAATTCTAGAAAAGCAGTGTTAATTGCAGAGATGACTAAAGATTATATGGACGAAGAACAAAAAATCATGGGTGAATTTAGTGGTGATCCATTAATTAAACTAAAAGCTAGAGAAGTAGACCTTAGAGCAGCTGATTTAGAGCAACAAAAGAGAAATGAAGATCAAAGATTGAATTTAGACAAGGCAAGAGCGCTTATGAACCAAGAAAATCAAGAAGATAAGCTTGAACAAAACGCAAGACTAGCTAAATTAAGAGCTAATGTATCATTGGCTAAGCAAGGAATGGCTGATGCAAGTAAAATTAACGATTTTGGTAGAAATTTCGGAAAAAAATAGATATAATAATTAACAAGGAGAAAATTATGGATAAAGATTGGCAAAGAGGATCTGGA